ATTTGATGTTGCTATTTCCACTTAAATACCACAAAATTTCATGAAGTACCGCTGGAAGATGCATTTTCTTTGTTGTTAAGAGGGGGATAGTCCCATCAGAGAGATCGAACCTCATTTGTCGACTGAACACTTTAACAGTTCCAGTTCCAGTTCTATCTACACAAGCGCGTCCATTATCTAAAATGTCTCGTAAAAGAGTGAGATATTGTACATCGTGAAATTGTTTGCTTGTTGAAACTTCTGTCACATAAACTCCTTATTATTATTATAATAGGAATATTATAACATAGTTTAAACTGACTAGTCAACGAAACCAACCTCATATAAATCGTCTTGCCTAACCCACTTTTTCCATGTTGGCCCTGTTGAATCAATAGGTTTAATTTCTATTAAAGATTCTACATGAGTTTTTGAAGATAAAATAATCTTTCTAGTTGCAATACGTCCAGTTGGTGCAACTTCCACGTTTTCAAATATGTATGTTTTACTAGATTCAGTAGACATTAAATAATAACTTTCTTATCAAGTTCCCGAATGTGATTTGAATTCCAAATTTTGGGAAATTGTTTTAAACTTGTGGTAGTAATGAACATGTAATAAGCGAAGACCCAAACATTGGAAACAAACAAAAGATCAACATAAGAATATACTGTTGGAACAATAATCATTCCCAAAACATTGAAGATTAGAACACTTGAAGTAATTCCCACATGGATTCTATCGCATTTACGAAGTATTAAATTTGAATGAAAAAAGTCTGGTGCACCATTAAAATTATCCAGTTCTTCTTTTTTTACTAAATCCATAATTTTTTTTAGGGAAAGAATAATAAAAATTCCCCAACAAATGAATATTGACGTTGAAATTATATACAATGATGGTATGTTTGTTACAAACCAAACCATTATTTGTTCTATAGTCATTTTATTGTCCTGTGACATTTTTTTGTGAGAATCTATTTCTGTTTTCTATCTCACTAAATTGTTGATCGACTCTTTGTCCCAGTAGATCAACTTTTGTTTGAAGTTGATCTACTCGAGTGTTAGTATAATTAATTTTTTTATCAAAATGTGACTGTGAATCAACAATTTGTTTAGACAATACAACAAACGCTGGTTCTGGATGAATATTGGACATTGACAATCTAAACAAACCAATTAAAGTTCCGACGGTAATATTAATGGTTAAAACTATTAACCAGAAGTATATTTTGCTATGATTTTTAGTACTATTCATATAATGTCTTCTACAATAGGATAAATTGTAATTAAATGTATTTATAAAATACACTAAAATTATAAATAGTATGACACGAATGAAAGTATAGGATGGTGTGTGATGGCTGAAGCAAGGGAAGGAGAACTTCTTAAATACTCTAATGTTATTACGTTAAAAGATATAGTCACTTTTGTCTCAATAATAGTTGCCATGACTATGGCATGGGGAGTATTTGGAACTCGGTTGACTGTTGCTGAAAAAGAATTGGTATATCAAACACAGAATTCTGAAAAAATGCAAAAACAACTTGATGATGTATCAGATAAAGTAGACAAATTACAGATGAGGATTATAGAAGATGAAGACACAATTCAATCACTATGGCAGAAATCACATTAATTCGTTACGATCATTGGGTTTACTGTTGTTGATGTTTTTGTTTCCGACAATCCTCTCCGCATCAAATAATTTTACCGTTCCTATTACAAGCATTGATGTCCCCGAAAATACGATATCTGTAACAGATTTGTGGGCAATATTCACATTAACGACTACAAGATGGAGTAATGGAAATAAAATAATTGTAGTGTTGTATACTCAAGATACTCCAATAATGAAAACGTTTGTTAGAGAATATTTCGGGATAAATATTTATAGATTCGAGGAAGCGATCGACAGCAAAATAAACAACGGAAGAGGTGTTCCACCAACAGTCGTTGATTCAGAAGAACAGATGATCCACGAAATCTCTACCAAACCTGGTAGTATTGGATTTGTAAAATCGTATATTGTAGTGGGAGATGGACATCGTGGAATCAGGCGTATTGCAGTCAATTAAATTAATTATTGTTACTTTATTTTTAAGTGTGTCAGTATATTCATATGGAAATGATACTTCAAACTTTCACTTATTCGGGACATTCGCATCTACAATATTGAATACCAACAATAGTGCTTATAATACCAGATCTGGAACTTCATTGGATAATCAATTAATATTAAACACTACTTATGATATCACAGAAAATGTTGGGTTTGCAGCAGCAATTGACATAACAAAGGGAACCCGAAAGGATTATGAAGCTGATATAGATTATGCTACACTGTCATATTCAACACCTATTTGTTGTGATACAGTTGGAACAATTGGAGTGGGTCGAGTTAAATATGATATTGGTTTGTTAGAAAACCAAAGAAATAACCCACATTCTAGAACAACTATATATCTTCCTTTTTCTACTTATTGGCCAGCGTTAAATTATTATGCACAATCTGTAGATGGAATTCAGCTTGATATTACTAAAGAAATCAAGGGAATAGGAAGTGTTTCTTTTACTTCTTCTTATGGGAACGGAGTAATGAAAAACCAAGATCAAGCTCCTACTTTTTATGGATATTTTCATGATCAATTATTTGAAGGTGATTCGTTTGCTTTAACAAGTCCCGTTCTCTCGAATACAATAAAATTTGAAAACCTTAATTGGACTATACAATACAACCAAACGGAACTTAATGGAGAATATAATCAGAACTATACTATTCCAGGGTGTGATCCTTTGAAACACAGAAGCTGTAATGGTAATCCATATCTTCCAAAAAATTATTCATTTTTTCACAAATACAGTACACTGGGAATTAGATATACAGATGGTGATTGGACCATGATGGGAGAATATGTTAAACACAATTTTCCGACAAAACCTGTTGGATATTTTGTTAGAGTTGAAAAACAGCTATCTTCAGACTTTACAGGATTTGTGGGTTATTCAAAATTTGAACACACAAACAAAAATGCTCCATCTCCATCTGCTGTTGCAGAGTGGGCCAGAGAAGGAAGAGAAGTCGTTGTTGGGGGTGTATATCACTACGATCAAAACAATGAACTTAAAGTTGAATATCATCAAGGGTATGGAACGGGTTGGTTCCCCTATCCAGCCGATAAACCAAATTGGAATATGTTTGCTGTCCAGTATGTTCACTCATTTTCTATAAGATAAACAAAGGGAGATAATCTCCCTTTGTTAGATATAGATTTATTCTTCCACAGATTCACTTGCAATAATCCAAGACTTAACAAACTCACTTCTCACGATATCATCAACCGTGAAATATACAGAAGAGAATTCTTTCATTTTTTCAGCAATCTTTAACATGCGCTTCATTCCAGAACTTTCGGCCCTCTTCCCGTTTGTGAGATCATTTTGAGCTAAATCTCCTGTAAAGATAACTCGAGAGTTGTTTCCAATTCTCGTCATTATACTATGAATTTCATGACTGGTCATATTCTGCCCCTCATCAATAACAACAAGAGCATTATCCCATGTTACACCACGAACGTATGATGTAGTTACAAAGCGTATTAAATTCGCTTCCTTCATGTTATCATAAGTGCCAAACCGCCCGAACAGCTCATTGAGTATATCTCGGTATGGGTTTTCAAATAACGAGACTTTCTCTTCAAGTGTTCCTGGCATGAAACCTAACTCTCTGGTTGTTACAGCCGAACGAACAATAATAACGTGATCTTGAGGTTTATTTCCATCTAAAACATCACACAAAGCAAGGTAAAGTGCAAGAAATGTTTTTCCGGTTCCAGCAGAACCATAAGCAACAAGGTTATCCCCTTGAAAATATTGACTGAACATGTTATGTTGATTAGCTGTTAAAGGACGAATTGTTTTGATATCATGCTTGGTCCAATGTTTCCTGACTGGACCTTCTTCAACTGCTTTTATGTTATTGTTTATTAATATAAGTTCTGATGATCTGTTACTTTGACGACGATTTCTTTTTGCGGACATAGACCTCTCCTTATTGTTATTGTAAAATTCAAACGATTAAGATTGTGGTAAGGCATTTCCTCCTTTCATAAAAGATTGTTATTCAATAAATTGATTGATTATTTCTTTTCGTTTTTCTGTATTCTGATTACTTTGAACAATTTTAGAAGCAAGTTTCATTATGTCGAGCTGATTTCGGTTAGAGGATGTTTTGGTTAAACGATCTACGATTGCATTAAATGTCTGTTGAACATCATCAACAGATTCAGCTTTTCCTCTTAACGATTTAATAACTTCAGTAGTAAGATCGATGATACTAACATCCACACCACCATCTTCAGAAGAGGAAGATAGTTTTTGTGCGGTTTTGTTAGTTATATGATCATAAACTTTTTGTAGGAGAGAGTATTTTTTGTAACGTTTTTTACGTTCCACTATCTCTTCCATCATCTTTGAAAATAGTATAGTCTTTGCAAGTGTATTTGCAAGATGTGGTGATATGTCTTTGTTTGTAACTAAAACCTTCTTAATCACACCATTAAGATTGTTTTTAGACTCCAACAATGAAGAGTCACTCAACACATCTGAACACAATAATGTCATGTTCTCGATAATCGAGTCTTTTGTGTTTTGTTCATTATTGAGTTTACTTAACATTAATTTTGAGTCTTTATGTGTCTCCTGTTAAATGTATTTATTGTCTTTTTTCAAAAAAAATTAGATGTGTAAATTTATGGAGTTACAGTTCCGTAAATAAATCGACTGGAGGATCGTGTCGAATATTACTCAACGCAACTCCAATATAATAACACACATACAGGTTCCAAGCATTTAACTTATCTTTAAAAGACTGAATAACACAAAACAGTTCAAACAAAAACAGTTCAAATAATTTCATTTTTCTTCCCTTGAAGTGACAGTAAACTGTACTATACACTAAAAGGGAGGAAAAGTCAACATTAAACTCCAGCCTGGGCGGCTAGTGGTGCGTTTCCGGTTGGAGCTCGAGATGGTTGAGCAGTAGCTTGTTGAATTCGTGCATCTAGTTGTTTGAACGTATTTGCAAGGCCTATCAATTGATTGGCCTTTGTCGCTCTTGCTTTCTCGTCCATATTACCCAATCCCGTCAGCATTTGGGTATTCTGGGTTACACCAGATTTTCCAACTTTATTTGCTAATGCAATCAAAACCTTATCCACTTGACCCACGGGTTGATCTGATCCAGAAGCTTGTTTCATGATTGTGGATAACTTTTTAGCTGCATCTGCACCAGCAATAACAGACAACGCTGAACCTCGAGTTCCGGGATTTGCCAACAACTGAAGAGCAGCAAGTTTTGCACCCATCGCGCCAGCTTGATCAGGGTCTAAATCCTTTCCTGTTTTAATAATGTCAGCCATTTGATTCAAAAATTGTTCTGCACTCTCAAACAATTCAGAATGATATTCCTTTTCTAAAACTGTTTCTATTTTTTCATATAAAGCACCAAAGAATTCTTCTTCAGCTTTAATGTGATCTTCCAACGTAGTATTGATTTCTCTAATTAATCCCATTTAAAATCTCCTTCATGACCAAGTATAATAGATATTTATACTTATGAGGAATAATGTGTAGCTTTTACCTGTCCTCTATCATCAACAGAGCATAATACCACATCGTATTTCCAAAGAGTATGTATTAATGATACTACTCTATCAGCTTGTTTCGCATCCAATAACTTTCCATCAACGATATTGTGTTGAAGTAATAATCTTCGTGTTCCCCACTTGTCAACCCCTACAACTTGAATATCTGGGATTAACAAAGATGGGTTGTGTTGTTCGGAAAGAACTCTACGAATATGTTTAAATCCTTCATCATTATGAATTGCTGTTACTTCATAGTTATGTTCATTGCGAGAATCTTTCAAAGAAAACATCTTCATGTTGCGCATTACTGTTGGAGACAAGAACTGCAAAATGAAACCGTCATCTTTAAAATTCACAACGGCACGCTTGACAACGCTTATCCAGTCAGGATCCCCAGCCCATTCAGGGAACCAACGTTTGTCTTCTTCAGTAGGATTCTCACAAATACGTCGAATGTCTTGAAACATTGCAAATCCGAGTGCATATGGATTTAGTCCACTAAAATATTTTGACTCAAATGATGGTTGCATTACAACGTTAGTATGATCCCGAAGAAATTCCATCATAAACCCATCCGTAATTAAGCCTTTTTCTCTCAACCGTTGCATGATTGTGTAATGGATAAAGGTCGCAAAACCCTCATTCATTACTTTTGTGGCTCTCTGAGGGTGGAAATATTGAGCGATCTTACGAACAATACGAATAATCTCTCGTTGCCATGTTTCAAGGTTCGGGGAATGTTTCTCCAAGAAATATAATATATTTTCCTGTGGTTCAGCAGGGAACACATCATTCGTTCCCTTGTCCACAACAACATCTTGGGAACCTGGAATTGTTCTCCACAAATCGTTTAGTTGACTTTGAACATAAATCGCTCGTTCATTTTGTTTTGCTCGTTCTTTTTCAACAGACAATTTTCCAGAACGGTGGTATTTGTCCACACCATAATTTTGGAGAGCGTGGCAAGCATCTAACAAACTCTCAACTTGTTGAACACCATATTTCTCCTCACACTCGGAAATATAATGCTTCGCGAATACCAGATAATCAACGATTGTGTCGGCTTGCGTCCATTCTTTAAACAAATAATTATTCTTAAAAAAAGCATTGTGTCCAAAAGCAGCATGAGCTATAACCAATGCTTGCATCATCATGGTATTCTCTTCCATTAAATACACAAGGCATGGATTAGTATTCAATACAATTTCATATGCAAGACCCATTTGACCTTGTTTGTAGCCATTATTATTTGTGATGAAGTCTTTACCAAACGACCAGTGGTTGTACATAATTGGCATCCCAACACTTGAATTGTGCATTGGATAACCATCACAAACGAAGGTGCCGGTTGATGTTGTAATCTTTACAATTTCAAGGTCACCAATTAATTGTACTGATTCCACCTCTTCGTAATTGGACGTCTTCATTAAACCTAGTTGGTCAAAAGATATCTTTGAAATAATTCGTTCAGGACGAATTTCTCCTAAGAAACGAAGTTGATCTGCACTAGAAGAACCAGTTAATCCAATTGTCTTACAAATCCCTCGTCCTGACTTTTTATCAGCTTGATAGAACGTATATCCCAATTCACCAATTATTTGTTTGATTTTGTTTAAGGTCGGACCTTCATTCTGGGAAATACACAACGCCTGTACTGATCCACGAATAATATTTCCTTCACCGTCATACATACCAGCCAGCCAGCCAGCGTCTTTGGTGTTTATTTCAGACCACACATCCATTAATTTAGGTATACGAGATGCGGAAAATCTTGTATCTTTTGTTGTTCGTAGTTGTGTTGTTGCTCTCCACTGAAGTACAGATGTTGCTCCCTTTTGCTGTCGAACAAGCCACAAGTGATTACCTGTTACTTTAAATTGCTTTCCAGATGATAAAGTAACACAATATACCGGTTTTGTAACTCGTTCTGCACCTTGAACGATCGCAGAACGATATCTACGATGAGGTCCATGTTCGTCAAATCCTAACACCACATCACCAACCTTAATATTACCTGCCTCAATCCAACTCAAATCTTGTTTTAACAATTTGTGGTCAGGAGTTATACAATATGCGTCCAACATCTGTTCTGCAGAAATCACTTCAATTTGGTTTGGATATACGTCCAAACCCAGTTCTTCTACAGCAATGGTTTCTATTTCTTTATAAAACTTTTCAATTAATTCAAAATTCCAATCACTTGACGTGGTAATTGGTTCACTCATTTGGATGTGTCCTTTTCGAATAGGTTGTGGAAAACAGGATATATATCACTTGGTTCTTCAATTATAGCCATTGCAAAATTCTCATGTTCCCCCAATAAGTAATGTTGGTATACCTGTGACATGATGTTATCAGGATTATTAACTTGGACGTAAGCATAATATTGTGACACAGGAAGAATATCTTTAATAAGCGTTTCGACAACCTGTTGACAATCATCCACATCGTTATCTCCATCACTTGCTTGGCACACATAAATGTTCCATTTCGATGGATCATATCGTTCTTCAATTATGTTTTTCACGAGAGTTGTTGCGGAAGAAACCATGGTTCCGCCTGATTCACGAGAATAAAAGAAGTTTTCTTCGTCTACTTCAAAAGCTGCTGTGTGATGTTTAACAAATACGACATCCACATATTTGTAATTTCGGTGTAGAAATAAATACAATAACATGAAAAATCGTTTTGCTAAATCTTTTTCATATTCACCCATACTACCAGATACGTCCATGACACAAAACATCACAGCTTGAGTAATTGGGGTTCGAACTATCTCAAATCTGTTATAACGCAAATCAATTGAATCAATAAATGGAACAGCCTTAATTTTCTTTTTAAGAACAGCTATTTCATGTTCAAGTTGAATAATCCGAAGTTGTTGTTCTTCACACTCCGTTATTAGATTTCCATTTTCGTCTTTATTATTTTCAATGAATTCATAAAGTTCCGAAAGTTCTGTTTCTAGCTCTCGTAGTTTTCGTTTTTTGGGAGTACGTAAAGCAGCCCGCCGTCCAACTGACTGTCGAAGAGAACGTACGTAGTTTAATTTACTTGGATTACCATCAACAGCAAACCCAGCTCGTTTTACCTTTATTTCTTCTGTTTGAGCAAGCCCCTTTTTAACTAAATCGGGAAGCTCCAAATCTTCAAAGAACACATCCATGTATTCGTCGTGAGTAATAGCAAACTCAAAGTCATCGTTCTGTTCACCACCTCCACCGGAACCATTCCCACCCTTACCATCTTGAGGAGGTGGTTTTGGGATTCTGTCTCCTGGAACATATTTTTTATTTCCAGGTAAGATACGTTCAAGTTCACCTGAATCAGACGAATGAGTAAAATGAGGTTCATTAATATCTTTTGTTGGGATATTAACATTCTGGTCGCCAGGTGAAATAATATCACGAATGTTTCCCGATGTGATAGATTTCTTAACAGCTTCCCGAACTCTACTTTTTACTCGCCGGATAAAACGCTGACGGTTTGCAGAGCTTTTATTTTTACCATTCTTTCTTCGGTCCAAAATTTGAAAACTCATTCTGTGCTCCGTGGATAATAGTTTCTATTATATATCAAAAATTGCCCCCTTACAACAGATGTTACTTTTGAAGTATGAAGTGTGAACAGTGATACTGTGTGTGGTTTACGTTGTTTATCGAATCTGCAAATATTAACAGCGACAGAAAATAATAAAAAGAAGCGTAAGTATGAACAATAGAGAGGAACCATTGGTTCCTCTCTAACTCTTCGATTATAAAGATTAATTATTTTTGCGCCATCTAAGGAACCACTCCACCAATAATCTTACTTGTTTTTCAGTGTATCCTTTTTCAACCATACGCTGAACAAACCCATTATGTTTTTTCTGATCTTCAGAACTTCCCTTTGAAGTAAAGGTTATTACGGGCAATAATTCTTCTGTTGAAGCGAAGATTCGTTTTTCGATTACATCTTTAATCTTCTCATATGATTTCCAGTCAGGAGTCTTTCCACCATTAGCAGCTCGTTGACGAAGAACGTAACTGACAACTTCACTGCGAAAATCTTTTGGATTGGCGATTCCGCTTGGTTTCTCAACTTTTTCCAATTCTGAATTCAAAGCACTCCGTTCGTACATTTCACCTGTATCAGGATCTCGAAAATCAACATCTTGAATCCAAGCATCCGCATATGTTAAGTACCGCTCGAATAGATTTTGACCATATTCATCTGCATTTTCAAAGTATGCAGTCCGTATTTCTTTGTCCAAATATTCTGCATATTTTGGAGCCAGAACACTTTTAATGAAATCAATATATCTTTCTTCTGTGTCTGGTGGAAATTGTTCTTGTTCGATCTGTTTTTCGAGAACATACATTAAATGAACTGGATTCGCAGCAACTTCTTGAGAATCATAATTGAACACCCTCGAAAGGATCTTATATGCAAATCGAGTTGATAATCCACTCATGCCCTCATCTACACCTGCTTCGTCGTGATACTCTTGAATGGGTTTCGCCTTAGGATCACTATCTTTCAGATTTTCTCCATCATATACACGCATCTTTGAATACAAAGCAGAATTACCAGGTTCTTTCAATCGTGTCAATACAGCGAAACGAGCCATCATTTCCAGTGTTCCAGGTGCACATGGTGATGCATACAAAGCACTACCTCGAAGAAGTTTACGGTAAATTTGGGTTTCATCTGATACACGCAAGCAATATGGAACTTTAACAATATAAACACGATCCAAAAATGCTTCATTCGTTTTATTGTTTCGGAAAGCAGTCCATTCACTTTCGTTACTATGTGCAAGAATTACACCACTAAATGGAATAGCTGCACCCTCAACACCATTATAATTGCCTTCTTGTGTCGCTGTTAACAGAGGATGTAAAATTTTGATTGGTGCTTTGAACATTTCAACGAATTCAAGAATCCCCTGATTGGCTAAACACAGACCACCACTATAACTGTATGCATCTGGATCATCTTGAGAGTATTCTTCCAATTTTCGAATATCTACTTTACCAACGAGAGACGAAATATCTTGGTTGTTTTCATCACCAGGTTCTGTTTTTGTAATTGCAACCTGGTTAAGACGAGAAGGCCAACGTTTAACAACTCGGAATTTGGAAATATCTCCATCAAATTCACGTAAGCGTTTTGCGGCCCAAGGAGACATAATGTGTCCAAGATAACGGCGATCAATACCATAATTATCTTCTAAAAACTTTCCGTGTTCTGTAACGTTGAATAATCCAAGAGGTGATTCAAAGATTGGAGAACCTTCAATCGCATAAAATGGAATTTTTTCCATTAATTCTTTCAAACGTTCTGCAATACTAGACTTGGAACTTCCGACAGGACCAAGCAGATAGAGAATTTGTTTCTTCTCTTCTAGACCTTGAGCAGCGTGTGTAAAAAATGAAACTATCTGCTCAACAGAATCTTCAATACCATAAAAATCTTCAAAAGCAGGATAAACTTTAATGACACGATTCATAAAAATACGGCTAAGGCGGGGATCGTCTTTCGTGTTTACCATTTTTGGTTCCCCTATTGCTTGTAACATACGCTCTCCAGCTGTAGCATATGTTAACGGCTCTTTTTTGCATAATTCAAGATACTCTTGAATACTCATAGTTTCAGTTGAGTGTTCTTTATATTGTGAGCGATACAAGTCAAAGATATTTTCCATTCGAACGATCTCCTGCGTGATGTGTTATTTTGTATTTCTGATTACGATTATATCAGATAATCGTGTTAAAGTAAACAAAATAAAAAAGGGGATTATTTATTTCCCCTTTTTATATTATTTCAATTACCTCTCTTGTGTTTTAAATATGAATTTAATAACCCCTCGATGTTTGCTTTTCCGGTTGGGTTTGCTGAGTGGACAAAAAATTTAAAATTAGAAGGAATCCAGTCTCGTTTCCCTTGTTCTTCTTTATCTAAATCTGTGTTTACAATCCACTTTGCTACTTTCATCGCAGTATCATCTTCACCCAAATCATGATCAAAACTTATTATTGATGGGAACCCCAAGTTCTTTATTAAACTTATAGCTTTTTCAGACGAACGAGCGATTACCCAATCATTTTTGTCGTTAGGTGTTCGAATATCATCAATATAAAGTTTATAATTCATATATTATGTTCCTGGTGGATAAGAAGGTCGAGTTGGAAGAACTGTACTTGTTGTATCTGTTCCGTTTACTATTCCTCGTAAACTGTTTCTATATGTATTCCATTCAGAAGGTACGGGAATAGATGATGAATAACACCTAATAACCACGAGGTCTGATGCAACGAGTGCATCAGACGCTTGTGTTTTAAGGGGTGCTATGAACGTTCCATTTTGATACAAATATCCCTCTTTCACATCTGTTCCTTCGGTTACCAAAATAGCGTCATACCAAGTATCATCGTTGGAATTTATTAATCCAACTACCACTGAATCTCTAATGTTTGCAAATAAATTCATTTTATCTCCCTCATATTAACGAAACGTAGGATGCTTTTAAAACTGGAATACCTATGATGTCTGGTCCATTACCGTCACTGCCAGCAAGAATGGTAGCTGACACACTGAATGTTTGTTCCGAACTTGGTGGAATTGTTTGGGTGTATGTTCTTGAGAATATGCTCCAAGTTTGGCCTACCATAGTTGATGTAATATTATCAATTAATCTTGAACCAGCATATACATTCATTGATAATGTATCATCAGTATAAGATATAAACGTAACATCCAATTGGATCGTTAACGTTTTATTGCTGCTATAATTTATTAAATCTATTTGAGCAAGTCCTGCACTAACCCAAGTTGTGTTTGGTTTATACATTAGATTAACACCATAGTTCCCTCTAGAGAGAAAAGCATCGTAGAATAACAAATAATACGTGTACGTGGTTCCGCTTAAGGTATATGTTGTGTATATTCCATTTGCAGGTGGGGTATGTGGTAAGATAACAGGAGTGGGAGCAACAATTCCAGGGTCAGCTGTTTTAAAATTATAAATCATTGTATAGGTATCTAGTAAACCTTGTGTTGTTGTGCTTAAAATTCCTGAAGGGTCAACCGATAAACCTGTTCCAACCTTAATTCCGCCTAATACAGAACTAGAAGCGATCGGTAGAGTGTATGTATATACAGGTCCAGGAGTAAATCCTAAAGCTGAAATAACATTCGTCGAAGTTAACGAAATTGTCCCATCACCAGATTCCGTAATATTAGAACCAACTTTAACTCCCCCCAACACGGAACCGGTTGATATTGGTAAAACATATTTTGATGAATCAACATATTGTTTCGTAGCAGCTTGAAGATTCGTTGTTGGATCACCCGACAATGTAAGCAAACCAGTCATTGCATCACCAGCTTTATTTACAGGAGTAAACCCCAAAGCTGGTTGTTTTGTATCAACATATTGTTTTGTTGCTGCTTGAAGGTTTGAAACAGGATCTGCATTTAATGTCAAAAAACCAGTCATTGTATCGCCAGCTTTAGACGCTTTCGCATTTATCAGAGATTGAATGGCTGACATATCTAAATTTGAAGGAGTAGTCCAATCACCCGTTGGACCAATTTGGTCATCCCAAACTTTTAGACCTCTTGTGTATGTTCCATCAACAGTGTTAAACCACATTTGTCCAGCTGTTGGATGTAAAGGAGGTATATTATAAGCAAAATTTTCTAGTAATCGAAGTAAATTTTCTTGAGTTCCTTCACCATAACTTCTCGCACCACGACCATATAATTTAAAACTGGTGGAAGACAAATCGATTGTTTGATCAGGAATGACGATGGGGGGTTTGGAACTATCTGCCCAATAAAGTGTATATGTTGACATTGTTTTTCCTCTGTGCCGGTTCACAAAAAATGAAACTGATAATTCCGGTATTATAATATCAGTTTCATTTATTTATGATCAAAAAGAAAACACTATTTGTTTAAAATATCCTCCAACTCATCCAAAGTGTGTTTGGTGGTTCGATGAAGAATTCCAATACCACCAGCATGTTTCCAAGCTTCTACATTATCATTCCGGTCGTCTATTAAAATAAATCCATCTTTTGCATAGAGGTGTTTATCTTTTGATGGACACACGATTACAGGAACGTTTTCACCGAGATGGATTTTACACCATTCTTCTTTTTGCATTTTCCCGTTCCTGCTTGTTGGCAGGCCAGTAAGAATAGTCGGATGATACATCTTGATTGCATTCCAAAGTGCTTTACCATCAGGTTCCCAATCAAGCGTAGAAAAGAAGTCAGGAATGCTGTAAATCGCTTTCCACATATCTTTCTTTGCAAGTTCAGAGGGCAGTTTTCCGGTGAGTTTCTTTACACCTGCGTCAAAAGCGCAAAGGCAACCATCCAAATCACACCAGATTTTAACTTGTTGTTTTTGTTGTGAAAATTCTTTTAGTAACATATATGGATGCCTTTCTATTTGATTTGTAAATACTTAAAATTGTAAAGGATTTAATGAATGTTTATTCTAACCGAACAAAGCAAAAAATCAACACAGAAGATGAAACATTATTTTTATAATAAAAGCAGAAAAGCTGTATGCTGGGTACAGGTGGAGAAAGGTCCAATTACCTAAGTAATTCAACTTTTGATTTCAACAATATGGGATTATCCAGTGTTCTGTACCCATTTGTCAACAATTTATTTGAATCCACAGGTTTATACCCCTTGGAACGATCTAACGACCAAGTAATATGATATAAACTACCATCTGGTCTTTGTACTTTCCCATTAACAGAAACCACCAACGCTTCTATGCCTTTGTCATCATCAGCATATCCAACAACTTCTGTCTTATGTTGATGTTTTGGCAAAGGAGTGTTTTTTGGAACACCAAAATCAAGTGTTATGTGATGACCTATAAAGTCACCATATTTTGGTGGAAAGTCAACCTTCAACATTTTCCTGGATCGTTCATTCAACACGAGTGCTATATACATTTCTTTAAGGAGGTAGTTTGTAAGTGTTATTTTCACAATACCCCAACAAAGCACAAAATGTCAACGTATTTATTTTATAGATTTTCAGTTTAGCTGGAAGAGATTTGAGTTGAACTTCCCACCCTCGAGCACCAAGGTTTCCATCGATGTTGTAATATGATGCTTCTATTCCTGAAAGAGTTAATGTTCCAACTACTTTACTACCATCTTTTACTGTAAAAACAAACGCATCTTTAGATTATTCATCAATTTTTCTAACTTGTTCTGGTGCAGCTACCACAATACCATTTACATACCGAACATTTTTCTTCAAAAGTCCAACAGGTTCAATTGTTAATGAACCATCTTCGAAGACGTCCACAACATTGTGTTTAATTCCTTTATGAGGTCCAACATTTGGAATAACAATATCATCAACTTTAAAGCCTTCCAACAACTCAACTTCATAAACATCATCACGACCCAAGGCTCTGTCTGTTACTCTTGCTTGCAAAGTTTTACCTTTGTGTTTGAATGAAACGACGTCTCCTGGTTTGACGAGACGTTTTCCAGTGTCAATGTCAGTTCTATCAACAACAAAGGTTTTTCCATTCTTTACAATGTATTTGGTCATGTCATTGTGATCTTCTTTAATTGTCTCAACCTTACCCTTCATAGCAAGAGCTTTCAGTTGTTTGATTGTTGCTTCCATCAAATCTATTTGGTTCTCGTAATAAAGAAGTTCATGTTCATGAGCAGAACGATGTTCAGGTTTCATTTCCTTCGTTTCAACCTTCTGTTCCCAAGTTAGATGACCCTTCATATCTCTCAATATGTGCTCTAACTGTTTAATAGCATCCCCCAGTTTTATAGAAGGGTGCAACGGTTTTTCCATAAACTTTTTCTGTTCTTCGTATTTTTCTTCTTCTTCTGTCTCAACAAAATATTTACCTTCTACAATTTTAAGTGCTTGTTTTAACATAATTATTATCCTTACCATACTTAACTTCACGGAATATCTTTGTAAGCGGAACAGATTTTCTCTGTTCAGGAGATTTATACATATCAACAGACAAGAACTTCCACAAACTATCAGGTATTTCTGCAAGAGCAACATTTTCATAAGTCTGAAGTTTTGTCGCTACCTCTTTAAATGCTTCATCTGTTCCTAACTTTAACATGTCCATAATTTTTTCAAGTTCAATAACAAACTGAACCCAATATCCCTGTGACTGATATGTTGGGTCTATATGTGAAAGGTGTTCAATTTTAAATTTAATTTCTTTAATCTTTTCACCTAAATCTTTTGTGACTTCAGAAGGCACTTTTTCGGTTTCTGGTTTTGTTTCGGCTTGTTTTTCCAAGTCCCCTTGTTCATCATCAAGTTGAAAAACTTTTGGTTCATCATTTTCGTTTAAATTGTAAATTGAACCTTCTGCTCCATCCCACTCTCCAATCGATTTTGTTTCACCTCTCTTGTATGGTTTTGGTCCAACCATAGCTTGAGCTATGTCTGCGTCACCGTCAAACCAAACTTCCGAATTAACTTGTTTACAAGCTTTTTTCCATCCAGTGAATGTTTGAAAAGTTCTTTCTCCCATATGATTCTTTGGATTCACAGATTCCTTGGTTAACTTATCAACAGCCTTTTCAATTCCTGCTTGACGTTTAAACGCTTTTTTATCAACCTTTGGTCTAGCAGGGTTTCTAGGACTCATTTCACCTGCTGTAAATGAATTATACGAAACATCATCAACAGCTTTTTTGATATATGAACTTAACGTCTTTTTGGATACCTCATTAAGCTGATTTAACGTTTCCAAATCTAACGATTCCTTTTTAGCGTGTCGGGCATTATCATATTCTTCTTCATCTTCAGGAGCAAGTTTTGAATCATGAAGACGATTTTGTGCTAAATCCTGGGCTTGTTTTTTCTGGGATATTGGAAAAATAGAAAGCTCCCCCAACTTATCTTTAGGTGTACTAATAATAATATTTTTAAGTTGAGATGCCGTAACTTCAGCATATACGTCCCCGAACGTAGAATTTTCTGTAGCATCAAGAACAACACAAAATTCTTTATTTTCTGATTCTTTCAAAAATTGTTCACTCTCGTGTAACAACTTCGCACCAAGGTATTTTGCAACAACAGTTCGAGCTTCAGAATCTTTTACTACATCAAATATATGATCCTTCGAGCTTGTATCCAAATTAGCCCATGCTCTTTTTGCAGCATCCCTGTGTCCTTGCATAACCAATTCAAGAATATGATCATAGTCATCAGCATCTTGTTTGTATAGTTTTGTTAAAGAAGGTCGTTGTGCATTTCGAGCTTCTCTCTCAAGATATTTTAACGTTTGAACGACAGCGTGACGGACAAACTTCATCTCTTCTGGAGAGAAATCTTTATCAGGTTCCATAGATTCCGTTTTTAATTTTGTTGTTTTTTTGATTTGAACACCAGCCAATTTTGAAAGGTCATTAATAAGGGACATATTTTACTCCGAGTTTGTTGATTTATTTATGAGTTGAATATTGATTTCCAACTATCACTTCGAATTCCTTTATCAGTTGCTTTCTGTAACATCTGAACTGAATATAGTAGATTGGCTTCATACTGCTCCCAAGCATCTCTCATAGAGGGAACAGGACGTTCAACGTCAGCAACTTCATATGCTCTGTGGACCAAATCGAGTGCATCTTTCCATTCATGATCAGGGTCCATAGCTCCCTTCTTAATTAGTTTTCGAATTTCTTCATTTTTCCCATATGGAATTTGATCTTCAACGTCATCACTTTCTTTTAAAGGAACAACAGAACTAACTGAAAGTTCTTCTCGTCTCACAGGTAAACGGATTGAAAACGTAACACCTTCTTCGTGTTTTTCATCCCACTCTCCGAACTTTTTCAATAATGGAATAGTAATATCGCTTATTGCGATACGTTTTCGTTTATTAGCAGACAAAACCAAACTCTTGGCTCCAAGCGACCGAACGGCTTTCGACCATGTGTCAAAATCATCGAATGTTTTTGCTACACCTTCTGAAATAAAATCAATAAAATTCATATTAAACCGTTCCTCATATAAGACTAATTACTTTTCTTGGTACTATCAATTTCGTTTTTTATACTTTCATTAAATAAAGCATTTATGTCTGTTGGTTTTAATGCTGGATTTACATTTTGTACATGTTGTAAATCCTTATAAGCTTGAATTATCACATCTCTCGAATGAATTTCACCGAGCAATTGAATCACAACAGCTTTATAATATTTAGCAACTTTACCTGGTTCACTTATATCTACTGAACTTAAATCAGACGTCACTAACCGACCCAAAGAAACATCTGGTGGATTTGGACAATATAAAATGGGCTTATCTACTGAAACATTTTGAATTGTTGGATCAGGTTTTTGAGGATTGTTACCACATCCCACCAAAATAAATAATGTAAAAACAAATAAAAAATATCTCATTTTTTCTCTCCCACGGGCTTATATGATTTACTTTCATCAAAACTTCCTGCTGCGTCAATCAAATATTTAATTGCTGTAGAACAATCTTTTGGAGTAGTTTCAGCGAATATGCTATCCATTTCTTTACCATACGCTTTACGCATTCTAATGATATCACTGTTTACTTGATCGAGTTTATGTTGGTTATTGTTTACCTGATTTTGGAATGCCTGAATAGCAATATTTTGTTGTGTTATTTGTTCAACTAATAACTGTTTGTCTCTTTTACAGTTTGTTTTTTCCGTAGCAAGATCCGTTGTTAAAGTTGAAATTTGTGATTGTTGGTCCTCGATTAACTTTGTTCTGTTATGCCAATAGAAAAAGAGGAATATAACAAGTAAAGCCAATACAATTATTTGCCAATAATCAGCAACAAATTTAAACACCATTTTCATTATTAACGTTCCGCCCATGTTAGGACTCCTTTTTTCTAGTTATTTGTGATACTTTTAATTCAAGAGAAGAAGACTTCCTACGTTCAACACGAAGTCTTCTTTCCAAGTCTTTTATATATTTTTGTTGTGTAATGACTATCTGTGTTAACTTTTTTTCTTTTGTTTCCATATAATACACCGAGTATTTTGTGTATTTATTACACAACATAACTATTGCAGTATTAATTGGGTGTTTGCTCTTTTAAAGATAATCCTTAGGTAAATTAAAAATACAACATGATGCTATTTGTTCTGTTTGTTGAATATGTTTCAAAAACAAATCACACTCAAAAGTCCCTCAAAGTATCTTCCACATATATTTCTTACTCTTTTAAAGTAAATACATCATAAACACAAAAAGGGCAACAGAGTGCCCTTTTTTTCGTTATTTCGATCTATTTGTTTTCTTCGGGTTTATATTTACGATACTTTCGTGTTTTGGTTTTCACATAATCTCTATGATATACTTCAGCTGCCACTTTTTTGTTAACACTGACTTTTTCGCTTTTTTCATACAAGTTAGCAAGTTCTTTTAATAATTTCATTTTCCAATTCCTTAATTAAATGTAGATTGATAACGAGAAACAGCTTCAAGGACAGCAGTTGGTTTATCTACAAATGTATCCACTTCATTAATAGTCTTAACAACATTTGTGGATGATAGTGTAACAACATAACTAATTGATAACGTTGGCGCCACAGGAGAAACGACGATATCAACACGATTAACAACTGCCATTTCAGCAGTATACGTTGATGGACAACTTCCAGGAATTAACACACTAACGGTTGTTCCAGGATCATATTTATATGTTACTGTAGACATCATTTAACTCCTTGTTCCAACATAAGAAAATCTTTAAAGGTAAATTTTTCTCCAACGACTGGTTTTTTAACTTTTTTCTTAGACTTGATTTCGTAAGTCTTTGGGTCAACATATGCGTCACTCATATCTTCTCCTTGTGCATCTCGACTATCCATTTCACGTTGATCTGCATCCATATTATATTCGTGTTCCCGCTTACTGTTATATCCTTCATTCATCATTTTTTTAAATATCCCTGTAATATAAGCATAGTCTTCATCACGACCTTCACTTTTAGCTACAGATTTTGCGCGATTCCATCTACGTTCTGCTGTAGATACACCCATCCCATGTTTTTTAGCTAATTTGTTTACATATGCTTGAGGCACAATAATACTCCGCTGAATTTAGAAGTATTTATACTAATATCAAAGATTTATTACAATATCATTTTCATGTGTTTTAAAATTCTTTTTAACCATAAGTGTTTTGATTGTAAATCTATAACGACCGTTCCCTAAATGCTTGATTACAGTGGGAAAATTAACAAACGTATCATCAATCGCATATCGAAACGTCACTTCGACCGATTCGTCTTGTTCAGCTTGCTTAAACACTTTCTCAACGTCTCCAGAATGTGCATCAAATTTTTTTAAGAATTTTTGGAGAGCTTGAATCAAATCTTCTTCTGCTATACTATCTCCACGTTCACCATCAACCGCCCTCTCATATGAGTGAGTTGGAAGTCCAAGTTCTAATTTTCGTTTTGCAAAGTTACTTTTAAAAATTGAACGAACCTTGGTAAAAGATTCAGCGGCCATCTCTGTTAAGTCACAAAGTTTCATAATTGTTCCTTACTGTGGATCATATATTGGGTCCATTAATACTATCTGTGGTCCTATTGAAGTAACTCTCACCATTATATTCCGTAAACCCATATCAGTAAAATTTGAAAGTTCTCTAACTAGTTGAACTGCGTGTTTGAAGTGCGCATCTTTAATTGCATCAGCATTTATTCTATCTAAACTAAACCCACGCCCTAACTTGTCATCTTTAAGTAATACACCATAACTTTTCAATTTTGCTTCAACAGCATCTTTGACTTTTTCATTATCTAATGGAACAAGCTTTTCCATATCAACAGCAGCTGTTTTTTTAAAGGTTACATCACTACTTATAAAAGGCTTATCATAAATTCGTAGATTTTCGAACCGAGGAAAATGAATATTGCGCCTTCTTTGAGCCAATCTAACAAAACTCAAGAACCCATCGTATTCAGAATTTATTCCAAAAACTTTTGTTACCATATTGGTTTTTTTGGTTCGTTCAATGGCAATACCTTGAGAACCTTTGCCTAACACTTTTGTTTCTTTGGTATCTTTACCTGAATGTGACTTTTCTATAGAAACAACTCTACGATATGAATCTGCTCCAGATAATTCAAACAAGTCCTTTATTTTCATCTTGTCTTCCTTTAAACAAATCACTCACTTGATCTTCTGTAAATTTACCAGAATCCATTAAATGTTCTTTTGATTTTTGCTTTATAATCATTTGTTTATTTATGGGCATTTGTTCAATCAATTGAATAATCTGTTCAGCAGTTTCAACTTGAGACGTTTTTACAGGAAAACCAAACATTATCTTTAACGCATCATCAGGTGTATCAACAGTTTCAAATTTTTTAATTTTATCAAAATTTAAACCTGGGTATGTTGCTTCTAATTCTTCAAGTGTTACTGTTTTCATTGAAACCAAATAACCTTCACCACGTTTCTTCTTTGGCCGAAGTTGAAAAATTCTACGGAGACCACAAGTCATATCCATTGAACGACCGATACGGATTATAAGGTCATTTGTTTGAGCATCATATATGAGCATATCGACACCTTCTTCGTATAAAGCAGAAGCAATAGAACGAAGTAATATAGTTCTCACAACACCTTTAAATTTTGATTTTTGTTCCCCGGCAGAAAAATATGAAAACTTCGCCCATTCGGTGTTTTGAACATACATAAAATCAACTTGAACAAGACCTTTCTGAATATTCCCTCCAATAGGAACTGCATAACTCCCTATTTTGTTCCCTTTATTGTAGGTAGCGTAGTCTGTCCCAAGCTTATCAACCATTAGTTGGTGAAGCTGTTCCGGGTCATATTTGTTTACATCAATACCCAAATCCATGTCTCCACTTGTTTTATTTTTCCCTGTTGAACCAAGAATATGTAAATCTTCGATTGGAACACCAGAGAGGGTACTGACATATTTTACCGTTGAAGAAACTTCTTCTTTTGGAATTCTGGTGACTTTAGAATTACGTAAAGCGTTACCACCTTCTTTGAAAACAGTTATAGTGGAAAGTGGTGCTACAGGGTGATGAGAGGGATTATCGTTTATATGTATTTCCAAAGCATGAGCACTAGCTTCTTGAACGCTCCTTGCTTTGACTATATAAATCGTTGATTCGGATTGAGTTGGGCCGTGTTCAACTATAACCCGAAACGTCTTTTCGGGTTTAACTTTTTTGTTCAGTGACATCTTGTTCCCAGATTATTACCAGAAAGTATAACTGAACATCATTTTTTAATCAACTAATATTTCTAATTCTTCTCGGAATTGTTGAAGGAGCTCCAATGCACCTTCAGTTTCAACAGGGTCCAATAAATCGGAATCTGTAAGAATATCATATAATTCGCTTGCTTTATCAATCACTGAAATTAACAGTTCTGTTTTATCCATATTTTAACCCCAACTAACGATAAAAGATATTTACTACATTCACCAATTATTTTAAAAATTATCCAAGGAGAAGTTCTTTTCCGTCTTCATATCTCTCCACAATCTGTGGAAGTTCATTTGGGTTTTTTGGAATTTGTCCATTCATAACCATTTGTTCAGCAAACATTCGTGATGGGTAGGGACCAAATGTTCCTTTAGATGATTTAACAAAAATGATTGTCTTAGTTGGGGTTGAATCTGTAAGCATGTTTTCTCCTTATAATCTTGTTTGTAAACGACTGATTATCTCATCTGCGTCGTCTCTGTAAGTCTCATAAAACTGTTCTTCGTCATCAATAAAATAATTTGTGACATTAATTCCACATAACCCACGATACTTAATATCTTCTGGTAATATAAACATAACGTGAATTCCGTTTACTGTTAGAAATTCAGTTTGGTTCACAAACTGCATTTTAATAGATGAATTGTGTTCAATTTCATCTAGTACTTGAAGAATTAATTGTTTTCGCCAGTGGGAATTATGAGCGATAACTACGAATGTAGAATTTGGTTGTGCAACTTCAATAGAACCAATAAGTTGATATATCATCGATAGTGTTTTTCCACTCTGTCTTGGTAATCTAATTCCCATCTGAAGACATTCAGTTACATGATGCAATCTTTCAACATTAAGTTCGGTATTCATAATTTTCTTAGATATCACAAATATATACTGATTTAGAAAACTGGGTTTCCAATTGTTCAAAAATCGGTTCAACGTCATTTACCCAACGTAACCCACCCAATCCACACCCAACCTTTCCAGAGTATATTGTAAGGTCGTTTTTATCAGCGAACATAAAACATTTCGTTAGACCAAGTTTAATTGCCATTGGATTCGCGTATGTCTTCCCGTCATTTCCATAATATTCTTGACTAAACAAATTTGCAACATATAATAGAGGTTCGTCATGAACAAGAGCAAAATCAACATCACCAAGTAGCTGTGTGTTATTCTCTCTGGAATTGTGGTATGCATTCATATATGATTGGTATACAGAAGGCCACTTACGACGGATTGCACCTGCAATTCCTGACCCAAATGATCCCCTACAATTTACCCCATGTATAATTAACCCACACTCAACGGTGGTTAAATCTTTCTTTAAATGTTTCATTTATTATCCTATCAAATGTGGAGAATGTATATCACGATCCTTTAAATGATATTTGTCTGATTTTCTAATCAACAATCGACCTTTACTAAAAGGGGTAGAGCAAACTCTCCGTTTTCTGAAATCTCCCTCAATCAGTTCTTTATCCCACCGGGCACGAGCAAGAGCGTCTTCCGAACTACGACCATAAACTACACACACGCGTCCAGAGTAGTCATAACAGTGCCCATTATAAAAATTATGAACTACAAACACTCTATATTTTTGATCACCATCGAATGTTTGATTGGAGATTCGGTCTTCCCAATAGTTCATATCAATCCTTTGTCACTTTTCCGTTTTCAGCTTCTTTTTCATCTTCATAATCAGCTACTTGCTTACGATAAAACTCAAGTTTACAGCACTCCAATAACCCTATGATTTCATTGTAAATTTTATATGAAACACTTGGATATGTTTGTAACAACATTTTGGTGATGGTATAGTTCAACATTCCGTCACGATCTCGACCTTCGTTTTTGTATAAACGAAGAATAGCTTCTGACAATTCAGAAATTGGTTCATCCAATTCTTCACGAATGACTTGTTTCACATATGGCACTTTATTTCCTTTTAATGTTTGTTGGGACAACTTTTATCACTACACAACTTACTTACTCCACTACCAATACATCTTCCACACCTGGGACAAGGTGGTATATCTATTTCCACCAAAGGAAACTTTTTCACTATATCCCGTGCTAGTTGAATGCGTTCTTCCAGTGAGAGTTTAGGTTTTTTGCTCATTTAAGTTTACTTTGTTTTTTTATCTTTTACAACAGGTACCATCATCGTTGGTTTCATTAACCTATCTTCAAATTTGTCAAGAGTAATAAGTTCTTCATAAAACGAAAACTTAAGATTGAATCTATCCCAACCACCGTATTCCATGATAACAACATCTAGATAATTTTGCAACCAAACAGCACTCGTTCAGAGTGGAGGGTCGTCTGTGGTGGCTTCGGAACTCAAACACTCAACCATGAATTCATAACGATCTTTATGCATCTCGTGTGTTTCTTTCACCAGATCAACACAGCTCTTACAATAAAGAGGGGAAACCTTTGATACATAGTGTGTTTTATTTTTCTTAAATGAGTCACCACACAAAGAACACAAATAATGATCACTTCCATGATGATTGCCAAAAATGTCTCGTTTTAAAATTTCTCTTGGAAGAGCATTCAAATAAACATACAGTTCATCAAATGAATCAAATATTTTGGTTGATAGCGCAAACAACCACCCACTAACCCGTTCACTTTGTGGGAGAGCATTAACGACAAAGATGGGAATATCTTTTGTATATGCAAATTGACACTCTGAAATTGTCCCTGCTCCTTTTTGAACCCCTTCATCGAGAAGAACAATTAATGCATCTGAATCCTTTTCGATTAACTGTAAGTCGGTGTAGACAAAGTGTTTTCTAATATGCATTTTTCGTTGCAACGGATCAGTTTTATCAATGACTCGAAAAATATCACCATGTTGTTCAGAATACGCAACATCAAGCGCTGTGATATCCAAAGGATAGTATCCCATCTTTTTTAGTTCAACGGAACACTGTTCCCTCCACAGTTTCCCAAATTGTCCATCGCTAGCAAACTCCATAGCACCAGATAAATAGATGTTACCTCTATTAAACGTTGGATGGGATATCATTAAATTTTTCTTTCATTAATCAGTCGTTCAAATACATTAACCGTTTTTTCACAACGAAGGTCATGAAGTCCCGCTAATCCTATCAACATATTTAAAATTTGATCTGTTGAAAGGTTCTGTTCAGTAATATATTCGATCACCAACCGAAGGTCATCACTGGTGTGCCACGCCATTAATATTGCTTGCTCTAAATCAAATTTATCCATCTATGGTCTCCTCAATAAACTTTTTATGTATTAAATCTAGTCGAACTAGAGATAATATTTGTCCAAGCCAGTTTGTTCCAATACCATTACACACTCCCCAAACTGTATCATGCCAAGTATTTGTTTCTTCCAGATAAGCATCACCAGTAGCTATTAATCGTTCAGATAAATCTTTATTCTGAAAAAATTTTGCTTTTACAATCTCAAACATAATATCAAATTTAACTGCAAATTGAATCGTCAAGCAGCATCAAACACATCTATAATATGGTAATGTGTGGTAGTAACGATGTGGCTCCATATAAGCCTTTGTTATTTTAGCAATATTAATATTCATGAAATTCTTTTTTTAAGATAACCAACCCATTTTCGTCGACAACACATCAAAAAAGTTCCAATCTTTACTTAAAATAGCTTTAGCCTTTTGATCTGATTGTTTAACTGTAATCTCTACTTCTTTTGTATCACTCGATTGGACAAAGGCTTTTTGTCCGTCGGAACGAATCACAACCGGTAACCCTTGTGAGTATTTTGCTTCAATTCGAATCGTGGAGTGTCCACTCACAACAATAGGTCGGGAAGCCATTTTCAAAGAGGCAACTGGGACAATTTCAATAGCTTCCATAGAAGGATGTAAAATTGCGCCACCTGCTGATAATGCATATGCTGTTGAACCTGTTGGTGTAGATATTACCACACTGTTTGCACGGTGACTTCCAGCAAATTCACCATCTATAAATAACCCAAAGTTTAAAATAGTATCTGACTCTGAATGGGCAATTGTTAATTCATTCATCGAAATAAATTCAGACCCACAAACAGAAGTTTTTAACATCATTCGTAGGAGAATTGGTGGAACGTATGATTGATCAGACAATAATGGAGCCAGTGTTGCAAATAATTGTTCACAAAAAACATCTGTCAAAAAACCAACTTTCCCAGCATTTACACCAATAGCAAGAGCCCCAACAGCAGCTGCTTTTTTTAGGGTGTATAACATTGTTCCATCCCCACCTACTGCTATAAACAATGTGTTTGAATTATAAGTAGAATTTGAATCTAACACAACAGGAATATTGTATTCATCAACTAAATGAATTATAGACGATGCAATGTGTTTTACAATAACATCTTCTTTATTATCTAGTTTTTGGATAATAACCACTCGATCAAACTTCATGTAAATCTCCAACCGATTTTAATATTTGACATAATACTATAAATATTTGATAAACACAACACCTAGGACCGTTGTGTAGTTCGGGGAACGGAACGCCCCAAAAATAAAACCCCCGAAAAGGGGTTTTATTTTATTGAGGGGCGTATCTTAATTTGGTTGACACTTTAAGTTGACCAGCAGAAGGAGACAAATGTTGGTTCCAACTGGATACTAAATCTTCAAGTTTCTCACTGTTTGTTTGTTCAACGATAATTTGTTGTTTGCTGACCTCTCTTAAAGTAACTAATAGATTGTTGTATCCCCCATCCACACACTTAGTATATAATACAGTAAACGCTTCCGCTGGTGTTTTGTAATTATTAGAATAAACATTAAGTCTTACTGCTTTATAAGGAAAAGTTAACATACTCGATTTAACAGAATATTGGTCTAAATCTTCTATTCCCACATTCATTCTTTTTAACGTATCAACTGTTCTTGCATATGAAGCTACAACTTGACACTGTGTATCAACTACCGGTTGCCGTGTTGGGATTTCACTACAAGCTGAAAGAGTTAATACAAAACATACTGCTATAAATTTCTTCATTGGAAAATGACCTTATATATCTGTTTAGAATAATGGATTAAATCGATACCAATTACTATACCAATTGCTATACCAATTACTATACCAATTACTATACCAATTAGTGCCACAGTTACAAATTCCCCAAAAAATACTAGAATCTTCATTTTCTTATTTCCGATTTATCAGTTAAACAACAATTTACCAACTTTTCATAAACTTCAGGTTCCACATTAATACAACCATGTGTTATCGTGTGTTGTTTGGAATTCTCTGATAATATACGAGCAGCACGATGTTCAGATGGTCTCAAAAGCCAAAGTCAATGAATTGCGTATACTTTTTTGAATCCTCGTAAAACTGCAAAACGTCTCCACCGTAACCCGGATCTTTTGATGTTGAAAGTTTCGAAAACTTCAACATCTTGTATTTATCTTTCAGCTTCGCATCTTGATATGTGTGGCCAGAAGATGTCCAAACAATCCCTTGGTTGCATCCAGCTTATGATCACGAATTGTATTCAACATACGAATAATGTGATCAAGGGTACGGCAATGTCGATGAGGTTCAAGGTATGCCCTTGTGAGTTCTGCAAGTTGAGCTATCATTATTTTTCCTTTATATTACAACATCGTCACCGATTCCGGTGTCTATTTTCAACCACTTTTTTAGTTGATCTTTTGTCCAAACTGGACATTTGTCAAACAGTACCATTTCATCTTGAGTCAATTTAGACTCAGGAGAGTATCTATCTTTTATCTTATATTTGTGTGTCAGATCCCAAACCCTATCTGCCAAAGCAAATGGTTGAAAACCAATTCTTTCTGATAGCGAAGCACGAAAAATACTTGGAGTGCATCGTGCAAACAATGCAACACGTGACCGTTTGACAAATAGTGATTTCAATTTATCGTACAAACATTCAAACACGTTGAACTTTGGTACATCTTTTTCAACGTGAAGAATTACCATAAGAGATGAAGGATGTGAAAACTCAAACCCCAACTCAACCACTTCTTTATGGAACTTCATAAACACCACTCCTTATCCACACTGCCATCCAAAGTGCACCAAGGTAGAATGCTGACCCTGACCACAGAATAGTGATCAATATACCAAACTGGGACCAAAAGAAAAAGGAAACCCCCCATTGTTATTAATGAACCCAATATCATACGTCCAACGATTCCCACATGACCTCCTAAGTCAACCAACCCATTTTTGTAGACAGAACATCGAAAAAGTTCCAATCGTTCGAGTGAAGCATTTTCGCTTTATTTTCAGTACATTTTACAACAATTTCGATTGCTTCACGACTATTATTCCAGGTCAGCACTTTTTGTCCATCAGATCGAATGATGATGGGACCTTGCCGTTCGTTACTATTAGCAACGATTCTGACAACAGATTTTCCACTAACGACAATCGGCCGAGAAGCCATTCGCAGAGAAGCAACAGGAACGATTTCGATTGCATCCATAGACGGATGTAGTATCGCCCCTCCAGCAGACAAAGAGTATGCCGTAGATCCAGTTGGGGTCGCTACGATCACACTGTTCGCTCGGTGACTTCCGGCAAAACGATCATCAATGAACATATCAAAACTCAGAATTGTATCTGACTCAAGATGAGCGATCGAAAACTCATTGACAGATACGGCAATATTATAGTCAATTTCAGTCTTGGTCTCGATAGAAACAGAAAGAAGCAATCGTTCATCCACATCAACAAGTGGTTTGGTGAATAGTTTTTCTAAACTGTTCACTAAAAATTCACGAACAGAAGAGAAATCATTCAAAAACCCTAACCTGTTGGTGTTAATTCCGATTGTGTACCCCATAGGCAGCGGCTAATTTCATCGTTGAGTAATATATGGGTTGGCCTTATTCATTTTTTCAAACATCTCATTAATAATTCGTTGTTGACGTGTTGCTCCTTCCTCCGCTGCTTTTTTTCTTCTCTGCTGCAATTCTTCTTCGTTCATCTTCTTGGAGTGCTTGTAAAAGTGTTGAATATCCAGCCTCATCGCATCTGTGATAAAACTTAGTAAACGCATCCGCAGGGGTTTCAGTTTTTGTAGCATATACTTCACTTCTTACCTTTCGATACGGAAATGTGAGTGCAACAGGAACTTGCGAAAATGAATCAATGTCTGATTCAGAAACATTCATATCACGAAGTGTAGCAACTGTTCGAGCGTACTTTGCAACTTGGATACATTCAGTATTTTCAGGTTTTGGTGGGGGCGACGAGCTGCAACCAAAAACAAACAGAGGTAAAGCAAACAAAATCGATTTCATAAAGTCCTCCATGGGGATATTATACACGATTTACTTCTTGATTTCAAGTGGTTCTTTTGAACAACATGCTGTTAATCGTTCGTACACTTTAGACTCAACGTTAATACAACCACTTGTGATTATATTATCTTTTGGGGTAGATGTTGCTAAACGTTGCTCACGTTTTTGCTTAGGGTTAAATTTCCAGAGACGATGAATAGCATAAAGGGTGGTTGATGTTTCTTTGAATACTAAAATATCTCCACCATACCCTGGTTTCTTTGTAGTCATATGTGTGATTGGAAACGTTCCGATTGGAGTATTTTTACCAATTAATATAGGGTGGCATTCCTCTATATTGTTAACAGAGAAACAGATTGTTGCCGCTAAAATGCTTACAGTAATCATATGTGTATAGTTTATAGTATTAGAATAAAAAACGGGGACCGAAGTCCCCATTTTCATTAACCACCAATTTTCTTGTTAGGCGCTGGAGGCAGCGTCTCAGTTGCTGCTGGTTGTACCGGTAGCGGAACTGTCACTACTCGTTCAATCGTATTTGTTACGATAATCGGAGCAGGAGGAACTGGTTTGTTAACTGGAACGATGAAAATATATTCACCACGTCCCAATTTAGGCGTCCATTGGTATCCGTCACAAACTGTGACTTTATCTTTCAACTCACACTGAACTTCAACAACCCTCGGCCAGATGACCGCAGCTGTTGGAAAGCCAGGAAGATATTGAGGAGCAAACAGCATTCCATCTGGCATGAGATATGTTGCTTCTCTACCTTCAAGACCTGGAGTTCCGGAACCAAGAGGCGTACGTTCTATTACCAAATCTCCTGCCAGGGCAGAGAACGAAGCCGCTGCAAGTAGTGTCGTAATTAAAACTTTCATGTTACTCTCCTTTCGTTGGGTTATGGATTACTTGTCTTCTTTTTTGGTAGGGCAAGTAAAACCAGTCAGTTCCAACGCCTCGCGATTCTCACTGTCCATGCACATACGGGCCATAGAAGCAGCACGCATACCCATGTTCCAAAGTTCACGAGAGTTCTTCAACATTTTGCAGTTCTTGTCAGTCCACGTAGAACCGAGACTGAAACCGAAGCCAGTAACACCGATACCACCAGAAGTAGAACCCATACAAGTGTCGTTCGAGCTTGTTAGAGCAGGACCACCAACAGAAGGCACGTTTTTAATGGTCTGTGTTCCACTATATTCAACTTGTTGTTTCTCGGGTGTATTAAAATCAACAATAGCCGCTGAACCAGAAATAGCCCCCGCCGCATTACCACCTTGAGTCGAAAAGTCGCCCATATGATCAGCAGCACCTGCTGAAATACTGACAGTTGTTAATAATACTAAAATAAGTTTATTCATTTGCAAATCTCCTATTAAACAGTGTTAACCGTGCGTGGGTATATCCCCCACGGTTTGGGTTGTATAAATTACTTATGGTTTTTCGGGGTTTTGTCGTTTTCTGCCCCATTATGATCACCAGAACCACCTGGTGCATCCTGGTCACCATTACCATAACCATTGTTTCCACTGTTTCCGTTGTTTCCATTGTTTCCACCAGACGAACAACCGACTGTGCAACCACCAGGACCTTGACCATCAGTCTTAACGGTTGTTACGAAAGAACGGGTAATTGTACCAGAAAAATCACCGGTTTGATATGAACCACCTCCAGCATTAACTAAGTCACCGGAAGATGCGTCTCCCCAAGATTTGACATTGTCATATCCCTTGGATTTGCCGTTAGCTGATGTCGAAACACCGTTTGTGATAGAAGACGAACCAATAGATGCATGTGTGGTGTTAGCGGCAATCCCACTAGACCCACTCTCCGCATATCCGGAATTAGCTACCTCTGCGGATGACCATGTTCCTTGATCAACAAGAGAGTGCGCAGATACAGCACCAAGTACATTCGACGATTCGACGTTGGCAAGAGATGTTACGTCTCCCTTACCACCTTGTCCTGCACCTGCATATGCCCCACCACTATTAATACCACCTACCTGAGTGCTTGTGTTTCCAAATGATAGTGCGTTGGTGTTAACAACAGCGCCCGAAGAGCCTGGAGCACTAGTACCAGTAACAATGGTGCAATTTTCGGCAGAGGCGGCAGCACCGTGCCCCGAAAACTGATTAACCCCCATGATACTCGAACCACTCAACACTACACCACTAACAGACGATGTAGCAGAGCCACTAATCGATCCAGCAGCGACGGGATCGGTAGCAGAAGCGGCGGAAGAGATTGAAGCAAGAGCAATTACGATTAAAGTTTTTTTCATTTTTTGGATCTCCAATTAGATTAATGTTACATCTAAGAAGATTCCAGGTAGTTCCGCTGCCATGGATTTCTCTTTAGGCTGGGTTACTTTGCGTCCCAATCTTTCGAATTGGTTTGCCCTTTACAAGAATTTCTTTTTATTTTTATTTTTCGTTCAATGTCAGAACTAAATTTCTAACATCTGATACAAGTATATATTATTAAAATATTTATGGCAACATGCAATTTTAGTGGGTAAAAGGGTGAAACAAGTATGAAGATGGTTTAGTACGAATATACTAATAAGAGTGAGATTGAGTTGCTTGATCGACACCACTCTTGAGCACTTCCAAAGCTAATAAATCGTGCATCGATCTCACCCACGTGTCTCGATGAAACTCTACAAGCAACTCAATTGACTCATTGAGTGACATATCTTGCCAACCATCCAACTTACTAAAACGTGCTGTCAATTCATCAATTACTACAGTGGATATTCTGAAGGTTTCATCAGGACCAAGTGTAGGAACATGTTGAGAAACATACTGACACAACGCCCTGACATACTCACGACGTTGTGTAACAGCATCATTCGGTACAGGGAAAACTAATACGTTACTCATTATTGCCCCAAGTACGAAAATCTGTCCCTGGATGGACTGTAAGATAACAGAACCGAATCAAACCTGTTATTCAATGACGAAAGACGATAGACTAAATCAAACCTACACGTCTCAATTACAGCTCCATCTTTCACGTACTTGACTTCTTCAGGGAGTTGGTTCATACACGTAACAACAAGATTTGGAGACAGATTTATACCTGCAACGGTTTCCAAATCATTGATGATACTTTCTTCTAACAAATCAAAGTTCAGTGGAGCAAAACGCAATGTTCCTTGATAAAGATTCGGAATATTTGTTCTGTTGATGATTCCTTCATAGATTGGGCTTTCAACTTCAAACGGCAAGGGTCCTGCTCCGTAAACATGACGTACGAGTGACATCAGCCTTGAGAATTTTGAAACCTTAACGATCCATCAACTTATTGCTACTGAACATATTTTTCATCATGATTTTCACTCCTAAATGTTAAAATTACTTTTGTTTAATCAGCCTGAGCACGTGCTCGGACCTCATCAAAACTTTGACTGAACGTCCGATATCCGTCCCTCGACCAAAGTCTCCAACCTGGCTCTGAATGTTCAAACCTGTGAATACCTTCGATTAGAGCATCAAACACTTCCAATTCACCCTTCTCGTTTTCACGACAACGAATCAAACCCGAAAGAGATTTTTTACCAGAGTCAGTTTTCGGATCTTTGAGTAATCGATGCCAAGTTCCGTTCACCTGATTTGCGATAGCCTTCATACTCCAACTGAAGTCATCGCGTTGGCAGTCGTTCGTGGTTCCACTTCCCATTCCAGTGAGAAAGTTATCAATACTGAAACCAGCGGCGATCCATCCGTCGATCACACTCTCTAGAGTACTGATTCGAATACCATCGCCTTGAAGAACACCAACTGTCGGAGAAAGAACTTTGTATCCAGCCTCGTTTACAGTATAACCAAATTTTTCTGCCAATATATTTCCGATGATTCCGGGTTGGACGGTTGGATCTCCACTGTCAGGACGCGCAACCATCATTCCACCACTATTGACAATCTCGTCTTTGAGAATTGTTCCAAGGTACTCACCAACAAACCGTTCATCATCGTATGTGTCAATGACCACACTTACCACAGGAATACCAATTCCGTTTTTGGCAGTATTGACCACATCTTTCAAGCGTTCCACAGCTACAACTGCAGCCCCGAAGTCGTCTTTTGTTTCTGCATTAGAGTTTGCACAAATTGTACTGTGTTCAAACGCTTCAACAGAAGACAAATACGCCTTTGATGTACGATATAGTTTTTTAATATAACTATTGGTTCGTAGACTGTCACTACCACTAAAAGATGTAGCATGTGCAATACCAGCAATAACCACAGCTTCTTCTGGAGAACCAGCTGCTCGGTCACCGAAATTGTGAAGTTTGTAATCTAACATCGCCATATTGGAACCTGTTCGTTCCATACGATCTTTAAAAATTTGTCGTGCGCGGCGGCAGATCGATGCAACAGTGGACATCTTCCACACGGTTCCTTGAACCCAACTTTCAACATAAGCAGGAAGCCAAGCAAACCGTGGATGGGTGTTAACCAACCCCATTACAGGAGTTTGAGGTTTAACTACTCGCCCTTCCTCAACTGCATACATTGCAATTGGAAGGCGACCGTCAAACTCTTGAACAATCATCTCCCAATCTCGACGGTTAAAACGATACCCCTGTTCAGTGATTTCAATTTCTGCTTCATCGATCATATCCATCGTAATGCGAACCTTAGCCAGAATGTTAGCTACGAATGTTTGACCCATCGCAACAATTTCTGTAGCGTAACTACTTGATTTACGTGGAACAATTGCTGAATAAGTGTATTCAGTTTCCGGAGGAATTTCAAGATAGTGACCAGCTTTATACGAATCGACAGCGAGAATGAAATTAAATGGTTTTACAAGTTCCAACATGATAAACTCCTTATCAAAGATTGTTTGATTCGTCTATCGAATCAATTTTTATTACATTACTACAGTTACTTCAAAAAAATCAACTACTCAAATCTTTCTTTCAATTCCAAATATTTCTCATATTCTGGGTCTGTTTCTTTCATGTATGCTTTATAGTAGTCGTCCCATTGATGCGGGAAACTATTTACCATTCCATGAAAATAGATTTCGATTTGAGTTTCTAAATCACTAGCTCCATTGTCACCCCACGAACCACTATAACCAGCGTCTAAACGCTTTTGTTCTACTGTGCGTCTAAGAAATTCAACAAACTTAGGTGTAACTTTATTTTGTTTTTCCATGATAAGCTCCTTATCTGGTTATTGATAATGAAACGTCTGTCGCTTCACTTGAAAATTTATCATACTATTATTTAGTCCAAAGTCAACAGAAGGTTAAATAATTTTAAACAACCCCGACCTCTTCTGCCAATCAAATACCATAACTGCGTGACCTCTGGTAATATTTTGAGGTCCAAGTTTGAACTTCGAACCTGGGCGCCCAAACACGTCGGTTTGCATTCCATACATTGAACTAAAAAATGGACAATATACTCTTCACCTTCTCGAGTAATATCCAAAACACGATGCGTTCCCTCTATGCCCGAACGGTATTCGTTTGGTGCTACACCTGTGTAATACACCAATTTGTATGGACCATCTATACCAAACCACTGTTTTGAGTTGGTGTTTTTCTTGACCCCATCCCTGCATAATATTTCATCTATTCCTCTTGAACTGTGTTTAATTATAATATACAATATAATCTGTTTTAAATAAACAATCGAGGAGTGAAATATGGATTTTAGTCAGACACTTTTAGAAATTAAAGATGGAAAAAAGCAAGAAGAGAGGTTTGGAGGGGAACTGGAATGTTTATATTCTTGGTGTATGGAAGCACTTTTCAAGTAAACCGCCCACCTTTGTTAGGAATTTACCCAGAAGGAACAACAATTGATTATCTTCCGCACATTGACGTACGGACACCATCTGGAACTATTGGTACTTGGACGATAAATCAAATTGATATATTAGCAACTGATTGGGAAATCATGGAGAACACAAATGAATGAAGACAAATTAATAAAATTATCAACTCAACAAATTAGTAGAGCAATTGCGGATTATATTAAAGTTCACCAAGGACATACCACCTTTAAGGTAACCTTTGATGTTGAAACTAATATGACAGATTCTGCAGAACCACAATCAATTGGAAAACTTTCAGGAGCAACTGTTGAAATATTGTAATTAGTTAAATAAGGGCTTTTGAGCCCTTATTTTACGTCTGTCCGGAATTCTTTCGAAGCTTTAACCCAAAGGCTCCACCCCGCCAACCAATATATCCCTTAATAAATCCCAATTTTTCATAACCAACGAATGGAAAGATAGGAGGCAACTTTCCATACTTAGTTAATGCAAAGGTCCAATTTCCAACTGTCCATTTATACCACGTTCTATCAACCCAACACCAGCCGACAACTGCAAACACCAAGTTATGAAAAGGATTTCTAAACCACCATTTAACTGCTGTCATAAAAGATGTATTTCTTGTTGGATTCCAATCTGAATCACCATACCACCCATCATTATCATTTCCAAATATCGCCCATATCGGCCACCACAAAGGATTATTTCCAGGGTGATATATATGTTGTGCGGAAAAGTTTTCTTTGGTAAATGTCATTTTTATTCTCCAGGTTATGTAGTATTTATTCAAACAAAAAGGTTATGGAGTATTTATTCAAACAGAAGTGATTCAATGTTATTAATTATCTGTTCGTCTACATCCAAAACAGAAAAAGGTATGTTATTAATGAGTAAAAAATGCTCAACATCTCTATCTATCTCAACTGCTTCTTCTAAAGTTTGATTCCTTCCAACTGGATCATATTGAACTGTTCTACGTAATAAGATATTAATATTATTATATGAACTAAATGTATCTAACACAAATGGTTTGAATGATGCTGGAAAATCATCTGGAGCATACATTAAGCCAAGTATAATAGGACTATCACACACAGCGTAGTCCACCTGTCCAACCAACCGACGAATTCGTGTGTGTTGTTTTGCAAAAATGTAATCTTG